TTAATCCGGGCTTTCCGGTGTATCAAACTGTCCCGGCAGACAACATGCAAGATTGATACACCTTTAACTGCATGAAGGAAAACATCATGGGATTCGCAACTCACCTTGGCCCTTGGCTCTTGGGCACTGTCCGTAACACAACCGGCACGACTGTTGGTACTATTGAAAACTGTGGTGCAACCATGGTTTCTCAGACATTTAAAAAGAATTACGCTGGTCAAGCCGCTTCTGCGACTACTGACACCATCTGCGTGTTGCCTGCTGGCGCTCAAATTCTTAATTCACATTGACACCATCACTGCGTTTACAGGCTCAACAGCCGCTAACGTAACTATTGGTGACGGCTCTACAGCCGCTTTGTATTGGGCTTCTACTGACATTACCGCTCAAGGTCGTGCCGCTATTAGCAACGCCGCTACAAAATTGGGTGCATGGTCTGGTGCGGCTACTACTGCATCTCCTAACGGTGCTGGTATTGGTTCAACAGATGTAAAAATTGTTGCCACACTGACCCCAACTGTTGCCGCAGTGACTGCTGGTACTGTTCAGTACACCATCATCTACACTGTTGCCAACTCTGACGGCAATCAATTCCCAGCATCTGCTTAATTGATCTAGGGGGCTTCGGCCCCCGTTTACAAGGAGATTAATTATGAATCAGACCCCTGTTAAACAGGCGCATATAAACGCTAGTGGATTCATGGTTCTTGGCCGTAACCGAGTCAAAGCTATTTCATTTACTGGCTCTGCGACTGCTGGATATGTTTCGTTATTTGACACCACTGTTGCTCCGGTAACTACAGCAACTTATGGTCGTTCAGGTACAACTGTCACCGTTTCATCGACTGGCCACGGGTTAACAACCGGTCAGTTTATTGGTATTGACTTTGCCGCAGGTACAGGCGGTACAGCAACAAACGGCAACTATCCAGTTACTGTCACGAATGCAAACACATTTACCGTTACGGATATTAACTCTGGCAGTATTACTGCTGGAGCGGCAATGGTTTATGCAAATCGTTGGATTATGACGTATGACGTAGCGGCAAACGACTCATACAACAATTCCCCATTTATTCCTGATGATGGCGTAGTTGTTACTGATGGTGTTTATGCCCAAATGAGTAACGTAGTAGCTTGCAATATTTATTATGGCTGAAATAAAACAGGCAACATTGACGGGGCGCAAGCTGTTCATAGGCATCCCTGCTTATGACGGCAAGCTGAACATCAAGACCGCATTTGCTCTGGCGCAGTTAATGCCCAAAGCAATGAGTCTTGGGGTGTCTGTCACGTTGTCTGATTTATCTAATTGCTCAATCATTACCATGGCTCGCAACGCCTTGGTACACGAATTCTTAAAGACAGACTGCACAGAGCTTCTGTTTATTGACGCAGATGTGGTTGTCACTCCTGACGATATCATGCGGTTGATGGCCCAGAGTGGCAACAAAGATATTACTGCGGGCGCGTACCCGCGTAGAGCCAAAGACGCAAAGTTCTTTGCGGATGTGTACTACGATGACAATGGCGACCTAGAGTTTGAAGGTTCGTTAATGCGTTTAAAGCGTGCGCCTACAGGATTCATGTTGATTCAACGTCATGTCATTGAACGGTTGGTAGAAGCACATCCAGAGTGGACTTACGAAAAATCCCCGACGGAAAAAATGTCAGCGGTGTTTGACTTTGCCATCAGGGACGGTAAGTATGTTGGAGAAGACTATTTGTTCTGCGATAGAGCTACTGAAATGGGTTTCACTGTTTATATCGACGTTGACATTAGCCTCCCTCACGTTGGACAAGAAACATTTGAGCGAAACTTTCGAGAAGAAGTTGTGATGCCTCTACTTGAAAACATCTACCAACATAAACTGAAAGTCGTAAATGGCTAAGAGTCCAGCATGGCAGAGGAAAGAAGGCAAGAATCCGAAGGGTGGCTTGAATGCGAAGGGTCGCGCCTCCGCAAAAAAGCAAGGCATGAATTTGAAACCGCCCCAGCCAGAAGGCGGCTCCCGGCGAGACTCTTTCTGTGCGAGGATGGAAGGGATGAAATCAAAGCTAACTTCGGCAAAGACCGCCAAAGACCCAGACTCACGCATCAACAAATCACTTAGAGCATGGAAATGTTAGATTTAAATACGGCATGGTCAGCAGTCCTAACTTTAGTAATGGGGTTGCTCGGCTACATGATGAATGAAAAGTTTAGGGAATTGGCTCGTGTCACGATCCTCCTAAACAAAACACGCGAGGAGGTTGCCCGTGATAACGTTACTCAAGCAGAGGTGGATCGCATTACGAACCACATTGACCAGCGCTTTAACAAACTTGAAGCAAAGATTGACCAGCTTATTCAAAAAGGGTGAGTAGCTATGAACTTGTCCGGCACGGCGATAAAATTTGCAGAGAAAAACGGGATTTCTATCCCTGACTTTGTAAAATTTTTGGCTAGTCCTGCCGGTTATACGCTTTCTAAAATTTTTGATGCAATTGAAACCCAAACTAATTTGCCCCAAGGGATACTAAGCGTTGCGCAAAACCCTGCGGGCGCGGCAACAAATTACGTTCAAACCAAGGCACAGAACGCTTTGTTCGATGGAAATGATGCGTCTAAAATCGAAAATATTATTAGCGAACTACAGGGCACCAATCCAAATAGACCTAATTTTGTAGGCCCACAGGAAGAAAACAGCCCTGTATCCCAAACAAACATAGCTAACTTGGCAAGCTATCTAAACAGCACACCTTCTTACGAAGCCCCATATGTTGGTCCTAATGCGGAAGACAGCCAAGCATTTCAATTTGACACGAGTTCTTTACCGGCGCAGCTTGGTGTGCAACCAGCTTCTACTACGGCGGTTACATCCAATACACCAATTGCATCAACTACAACCCCTACATCAGATACAAGTAGTAGTTACGAACTCCCCGCTCTTACATCTGAGTTTCTTCAGTCCATTTTGGTACCACCCCCCGGTGTTAGTCCCGGTGGGTATGTTGTAAAAGAATCGAACGATGTTATTAGCCCAATTTTTGGAAACAGTACCCCAGAAGCGCTTGGGTTTGTAGAGACTCAGCCTATGCCAGAAATGCAAGAATTCTATGGTGGTGGCGGCAGCAAAGGTAACATAGAAGATTTTTCTTACAGCCAGTATCGTCATGGTGGTCAAATTTACGGAGGTAGACGATAATGCCAAGCAGTAGCAAGAAACAACACAATTTCATGGAAGCGATTGCTCATTCGCCGTCGTTCGCCAAGAAAGCAGGCGTCCCACAGTCAGTGGGGAAAGATTTTTCCCAGGCCGATAAAGGCCGTAAATTTAAAGGTGGCGGTATGGCTAAAAGCGACATGAAAGAAGATATGGCAATGGACTTGAAACAAGACAAGTCTATGATGCAAAAGGCCGTGAACAAACACGAAAGCCGCTTGCACAAAGGCCAGCCAATGACTAAGCTTGCTAAAGGTGGCTTTACAAAAGCTGCTGACGGCATTGCCCAACGCGGTAAAACCAAAGCTACCCAAGTTAAAATGGGTCGCGGCGGTATGTGCTAAGGAACTATTATGGCTATCAAACCCGGTGAAGACATAGAACCCACACCAGCGGACCCTGAAGACAAAAGATCGTTTTTCGACCGCGTTAAGTCTGATTTTTCTAGGCTAACGGCTGGAAATATTGACGATCCAAAATCTGAGGCATATAAAAAATATGGCGCTGGTCGTAATGCTGTTAGCGAAGTGGTCCCTGCTGAAGAGCCAAGACCCCAGATCGTAGCTCGTCCTCCTGCAAAACCTAATCCTATTTTTGCTGCTGGTGAAGCACAAGGTAAACGCCAGCCGTCTGGTGATGCAAGTGTTGCTGAAGATTACGCAGGTCCTAGAACAAAACCTGTTGCGGAAAAGCCACGCATTGTTTCTAAGAAAGAGTTGGAAGATTCTGGCTTTGATAACTTGCGTGATTATTTAAATGACCAGAAAGGTTTGACTCGCAAATCTTCTGATAAGCACGCACAAGCGCGTAAGAACCTTAGTTCCGGTAAGAAAAACATTGACGAAGGCGGTAAGCCTTACCGTTCCGGTGGTTCAGTTTCTTCCGCTTCTAAACGTGCTGATGGCATCGCCCAACGCGGTAAAACCCGCGGCAGAATGTATTAAGGAGCTAATATGAGACGCAGTTTAAACGACAAACCAGATTCTGGTGGCGGTGGCTTGGGTACTATGCTTGGTATGAAAGGTGCTTTAGCGGGCACTGCTGCTGGTACAAACTATCTTATGGATCGCAAAGCTGACAAAGATGCCCAAGATAAACGTGAAGCTGACGCTGAAATAAAACGTGAGTCTCGTGGCGTTCCAAAACCAGTCAACTTTGATGCAATTGAAGAAGCTAAGCAAGAGATCAAAGACGCGGCTGATCGTAAAAAAATTAAAGATATGGGCTACGCCAAGGGTGGCATGACCGCCTCTTCCCGCGCTGATGGCTGCTGTGTAAAAGGTAAAACACGAGGCAAAATTGTATGATTGCCAGTCGTGGTATGGGTGACATCATGCCTTCCAAGATGCCCAAGGCAGTAAAGAAGGCCCGCCGAGACGATACTGACTTTACTCAGTACGCTAAAGGCGGGCCTGTCGGTCTTTACGCCAACATTAACGCCAAACGTAAGCGTGGTGAGAAAATGCGTAAACCCGGGCAGAAGGGCGCACCTACTGCTCAGGCTTTTATTGATTCTGCAAAGACGGCTAAAAAATGACCACTACCGGCTCAACCCTCTTCAATATGGACTTCACGGAGATTGCCGAGGAAGCGTGGGAGAGGGCTGGGCGGGAGATGCGTTCTGGATATGACTTGCGTACAGCTCGTCGTTCTATGAACCTAATGACCATTGAGTGGCAAAACCGTGGCATCAACATGTGGACGATCGAGCAGGGTATTCTTAACCTGACTCCCGGCCTAGCGACGTATGCGTTACCCACGGATACGATTGATTTGCTAGAACACGTTATCCGTACTGGGTCTAATACGTCGTCTACACAGGCTGACTTAACGATTACACGTATTAGTGTTTCTACTTATGCCACGATTCCCAACAAACTTCAGCAAGCCCGCCCCATTCAGGTTTGGGTTCAGCGGCTTTCTGGAGAAGTTAACCCAACATCTGCAACGCTTAGCACAACTATTACTTCTACGAACACCACAATAACGCTTAGTACGGTGGTTGGACTAGCTGGGTCTGGTTTTATTCGCCTTGGTACAGAAGATATCTACTACACGTATGTATCAGGGAATACCCTAGGCGGCGTGTTCCGGGGCCAAAATAATACAACTGCGGCAGCCCATACAAGCGGTGTCGCTGTGTATGTCCCTCAGTTACCCGCTATAACCGTGTGGCCAACGCCTGATAACAGCGTACCGTATCAGTTTGTTTACTGGCGTTTCCGTCGCATTCAAGATGCTGGCGCTGGTGTTGAAACAGCAGATATGAACTTTAGGTTTTTACCCTGTGTTGTAGCTGGGTTGGCTTACCACATTGCTGTAAAAGTTCCTGAGCTGATGCCCCGCATCCAGATGCTCAAGCAAATTTACGACGAGACATTTGAGATCGCCGCAGGTGAAGACCGTGAAAAAGCCGCAATCAGGTTTGTACCCCGTCAGATGTTTATCGGGGGCGGTAGCTGATGGGCAACAGATTTGCATCCGGCAAAAAAGCGATTGCCATGTGCGATCGTTGCGGGCAGCAATTTCTTTTAAAAAGATTAAAGACCGAGATTATCAAGCAACGCAAGTACCAGCTACTTGTTTGCGAGGAGTGCTGGGACCCAGATCAACCTCAGTTGATGTTGGGCACGTTTCCTGTTGATGATCCCCAAGGCTTACGTAACCCCCGTAAAGATACAACGTACGTAACTTCTGGGGTTAACGTTGATGGATACACCGCAGGTGGTTCGCGGGATATCCAGTGGGGGTGGGCACCCGTTGGCGGGGCTAGTAATTTTGATGATGGTTTGACACCAAACTACTTGGTAATCAGAACATATATTGGTACAGTAACGATATCTTAAGGAGCTTGATATGGCATACACACGATCAGCCGATGGCATTGCCAAAAAAGGCAAAACTGATGGCAAAAATTTAGGTAACAGTGGCCCCACGCAAAAAGAAGTTATGGGTGGTAAAAAGACTTCCGGTGTAACCGGTAAGTCTATGCGAGCTGTTGGTCGCAACATGGCCCGTGCCATGAACCAGAAACGGGGTTAATCATGGCTACATTTAGCAAAAAAATGATGGGCAAAGAAGTTGGCGATGCCAAAGTCTATGCCAAGCCCCACACTATGTCTGGCAAAGCTGTTAGCGCATCTACCAATCCAGGTAAAGAGCCAAACAAAAGCAAGCTTGATACAAACGACATGAGCGTTGGCGCTTTTAGTAAATCGGCTGGTAATGAGCCAACAAAAACAACTGGCATCAAAATGCGTGGCACAGGTGCGGCTACCAAAGGTTTGATGTCACGCGGCCCTATGGCTTGAGGTTTAGCCCATGACGATGACATACACCCAACTTGTTGCTGCGGTAACCGATTACACGCAGAACACGTTTGACACGACTACGATCAATGTAATGATCAAGCAGGCGGAGCAACGCATCTATAACACGGTGCAGATTGCCAACTTGCGTAAGAACGTCACGGGTGTATTGTCTTCCGGCAATAAGTACTTAGCTTGCCCCGAAGACTTTTTGTCAACATACAGCCTTGCAGTTTACCCTGCCTCGGGCACGGGTGACTATTTGTTCTTGCTAAACAAAGACGTGAACTTCATGCGTGATGCGTATCCTAACCCGGCAACAACGGGTAAGCCTAAACACTACGCCATCTTTGGCCCTCAGTCTTCTAACGTAAATGAGTTGTCGTTTATCCTTGGCCCTACGCCAGATGCCAACTACAACGCCGAGTTGCATTACTACTATTACCCAGAATCTATTGTGACTGCATCAACCACATGGTTGGGCGATAACTTTGATTCTGCGTTGTTGTACGGCACATTGTGTGAAGCTGGCTCATACATGAAGAGCGCACCAGACGACGGTATGTACAAACTGTACGAAGAACGGTATGTGCAGTCAATTGCTTTGTTGAAAAACCTGGGTGATGGTAAGCAACGGATGGATGCTTATCGTGATGGCCAAGTAAGGATTCCTGTAGCATGAGCAGCATTGTCCAAGGTCTGACTACATCGTTTAAAGCGCAGTCATTTCAGGCGGTTCAAAACCTCTTGACTGACTCGCTTAAGATTGCGCTGTACACAGCCAACGCAGACCTTAATCAAGATACTACCGTCTACACATCAGTGGGTGAAGTAACGGGCACGGGTTATGTTGCGGGCGGCGTAGCCTTAACGGGCGCGACGGTCAATTCGTCTGGGTACACCGCTTACGTCAGTTTTAGTAACGTGACATTTAATGCTGCCGTGACTGCTCGTTGTGCCTTGATCTACAACGTCACGCAAGGCAACAAATCTGTGTTTGTGTTGGACTTTGGTTCAGACAAAACATCGTCTAATTTCACCATCACATGGCCGGACAACACTGCTTCAGCGGCCATTATTCGTTCTTCTAACTAAGGAGTCACCATGACTATCGACAAAATGACTGCCACCGACATGGTGCAAGCATCAACCAAATACAACACAATGCCTGAAGACCAAATGTCTATTCATGGGCATTACACCGCTGTTTGCTATGGCGCAGACGGTCAACTTAAGTGGACAGAGCCTTTCTGCAACTTGGTCACTACAGTGGGCAAGAACGCCACGTTAGATACAATTCTTGGTAACACAGCCGCTGGCGCAGTTGTGATGGGTCTTAAAGGTACAGGTACGGCAGTTGTAGCTGATACCCAAGCTTCTCATGCAAGCTGGTTAGAAGTGGGTTTGGCTAACGCTCCTACATACTCAGGCAACCGTCCTACACCATCATTTAGCGCGGCCTCTGCTGGTAGCAAAGCAACATCTTCTGCGGTGTCGTTCTCTATCACTGGCACAGGTACTGTTGCAGGCTGCTTTATTAACATTGGTGGTAGCGCAACTAAAGACTCAACAAGCGGGACATTGTTCTCCGCTGGAGACTTTTCTAGTTCTAAGTCTGTTGTGTCTGGTGACACCATCGCTGTTACCTACACTGCTACATTGACCTAAAATGGCTGCGGGCTGGGGCGACAATACTTGGGGCAACTTGGGTTGGGGCGGTGTCACCGTCTACGAAGAGAGTGTCACCGAGTATTTGCCTGCGCCCAACGGATGGGGTACAGACACATGGGGTTCGGCTACTTGGGGTGGCCTAACTACATTTGCTGAAACCCAAACCACTGTTACTCAATACAACGAGTCTATTGTTGAGCCTTTAGCTACGCCTACTCCGTGGGGAAGCGGTGCTTGGGGTTCTAGCGTTTGGGGTGGTTCAGGTGAGATTTTTGATACGGTATTTGGTGGGTTTGTTTTACCCGTTTCAGTTACAGAAACTGCGGCTATATCCGAAACCAATGCGGCAATAACTACCTACACCAACGCTGTTTCAGACAGTATGGCTACATCTACTACAGAGTCAGCCACAGCCAACTTCCCAGTATCCATAACGGAAACAACTGCAACAAGCACGACTGAGGCGGTAGCGGCAACATTTGCCAAGGATATAACAGAGACTGCGGCAATAGATGCAGTTCAGGCTGTGGCGGCTACGTTTGCTAGAAGTGTTACGGAAACAGCAGAGTTAACAGACTCAAATACAGCGACTACGGCCTATACAACAATTGTTACAGATTCTGTAGCTACAAGTACAACCGAGTCTGCCACGGCTAACTTCCCAGTTTCTATTACTGAGACGAACGCCATCTTGTCAGTTGAAGAGGCCGTAGCTATCTTTGTGGGCAGCGTAACAGAATCTGTGGCTATTGCAGAAGCGCAGCTTGCCACACTGATTATGACCATCACGGAAACGATGGCTATAGCTGACTCCACGACAGTTGGAACATATTACTCAGAATTTATTGCAGAGCTTGCGGCTATCATAGATAATCCTGTAGCGGCAACAACGTATCCTGTGAGCAGGTCTGAAACGGCAGCAATAACAGAAACAAATGGTGGGCGCTTCTTGTGGGAAATAATTGATGACACAGAGGTCGCAAACTGGCAAAATATCAGCAATCCGCAAACACCGGGCTGGACGGCTGTTGATACCGTAGAATCGCCCGGTTGGACAGTAATTTCTACTCAGTAGGAGCAATAGATGGCAAATACAACGCTAATCGGACTAACCCTCCCGTCAACAGGCACACTGTCTGGTCAATGGGGCGACACAGTTAATAACGCTATCTCGCAGATTGTTGACGTTGCGGTAGCTGGTACTCAAACAGTTACAACGGACGCAGACGTTGATTTGTCCGTTACCACGGGTACATACGCTAGTACCGGCCTGACATCTTCTAGCTCTCAATACGCAGTTCTCCTGTGTACAGGCGCACGAACAGCGGCTCGTAATATTAACGTCCCCAAGCAGAGTAAAACCTACGTTGTTATTAACAACACCACAGGTGGTTACTCAATCACAGTGCGTGGTGGCCCTACATCTCCTACAACTGGTGTAACGGTATTGGCAGGAACTCGCGCAGTTATTGCTTGGGATGGCTCTGACTTTGTAAACGTGGGTGGCGGTCTGCCAGCAGGCTCTAACACTCAAGTCCAGTACAACAACTCAGGTGCGTTTGGTGCTTCCTCAAACATGACGTTTGATGGAACTAAACTGACTGTTGGAAACCTTTTGGATTCTGGTCTGACAGCAAGTAAACCTGTATTTACAGACGCAAGTAAAAACTTGGTGTCTACTGGTACTTTGGGCGTTGACCAAGGCGGTACTGGACTAGCTACAACCACTGCTTATAGCGTGGTGTTTACTGGTACAACCAGCACAGGCGCATTCCAAGCAGCGGCTGGCCCCGGCACAGCAGGATATATTCTCACAAGTAACGGCGCAGGAGCGTTACCAACGTTTCAGGCAATTCCAGCTTCTGGCGTATCACAAGCCAAAGCAACTATGATCTCTTTCATCTTTGGCTTCTAAGGAACTAACATGGCAAACCCAAATCTATTAGCCGCGACCACAGCCGCTGGCACAGTTGCATATCTCACACCCGGCGGTACATCTGCACTGGTGTTAATTAGAAACGCTGCCTCTAGCGGTACAGTGCTAAAGATTAACCAGATCGTTGCAGCTAACGTCAACGGTTCTTCGGCTGTAAATACTACAGTGTCTGTCTACACTAACGGTGGTGTTGCTCCCGGCTCTGCCCCTTCAGGTGGCGCGGCTTACCCCATTGTGTCTACTGTTTCTGTCCCTGCAAATGCTTCATTGATCGTTGCTGATAAATCAACTGCAATTTATTTGATGGAAGATCAGTCTATTTCAGTGACATCTGGCACAGCCAGCGGTATTACATACACAATCAGCTACGAAATCATTTCTTGATCGGGGTAGAAGATGTCCCAACGCTATCAAGGCGGGTTTCTTACCGCTTCCTATAATGGGTTGAAAGTACCTGATGCGCCTACCATTGGCACAGCTACGGCGGGTTCTAGTTCAGCCTCTGTAACTTTTACAGCGCCTTCTAATATAGGGGGCAGCGCTATTACTGGATACACAGCAATTGCCACCCCCGGTGGTGCTACAGGAACAGGCGCATCTTCTCCCATTACAGTTAGCGGTTTGTCCAATGGTACGGCATACACACTTCAAGTTTTGGCTACAAACATTTACGGGTCAAGCGCATTGAGTGCGGCATCTAATAGCGTAACACCTGCTTTAGCATATATGGAATATTTGATCGTTGCTGGTGGCGGCGGCGGGTCAGGCGGTGGCGGTGGCGGTGGCGGTATGTTAACTGGCACAACTATATTCTCAGGTTCTTACACAGTTACAGTAGGTGCTGGCGGAAGCCTAAATTATCAAACTAATGGTAATGCCTCTCCCGGAACAAATTCTCTGATAACAGGACTAACTGCAATAGGCGGTGGTTTTGGTGCAGGGTCTACCAATGTTGGCGGCTCTGGTGGTTCTGGCGGCGGTGCTTCAATTGGTTCTACAAGTACAGCGCAAGTTGTAGCAGGTGGAACAGCGACATCAGGGCAAGGATATAACGGCGGCACATCAACCAATACAGGTACTTACCAAGGCTGGCTAGGTGCTGGCGGTGGTGGGGCTGGTGCAGTTGGCGTTAGTGTTACAAACTACGATACAGGAAATAGTTCGCCTTATGGCGGTCTTGGCGGAGCGGGCGCGGCATCGTCTATTGAGACAGGTTCTCCTGCTACTTATGCGGCTGGTGGTCAAGGTTACTACTCAAGCACCGTTAGCGGAGATGCCACAGGTAATTCAGGAAATGGTGGCGGTGGTTCTAGAACTGCTAATTCCGGAAGTCAAGGGTGGAATGGGGGTTCTGGTATTGTTGTCATTGCTTACCCAAATACGTATCCAGCCATTTCTTCAATTGGCGGTGGTTTAACATATACCCAACCAACTCGTGCTGGTTATAGGGTATATAGATTCACTGCTGGTACAGGCACTATTACCTTCTAAGGAAATTAACAATGCCTAATTATTCAGGAATTTGGACAGCCACACAGCAGATGCAAGCTATAGCGGCAGGAACTTGGCCTGCTCCTCCTTTACTCGTTACATATCTTGCGATTGCTGGCGCTGGTGGCGGTGGAACTAACATTGGCGGCGGCGGCGGTGCAGGTGGTTATTTAACAGGCTCTTCTTTTTCACTGTCTGGATCATTTACAGTAACTATTGGAGCTGGGGGTGCTGGTGGTGGTAGCTATTCTGGCGCTCCATCAAGTTCTGGATCAAATTCCGTATTTTCTTCTTTAACTTCCGTTGGCGGCGGTGGCGGAGGCCCCGGAAATTTTACGCCAGCGTCGGGCCTAAATGGTGGCTCTGGCGGCGGCCAAGGTGGTTATGGCGGCGGCGGCACTGCTGGTACAGGAACATCTGGTCAAGGTTTTAATGGTGGAACAGGAGATAGTACAGCAAGTAGTAGTTCTAAAGCTGGCGGCGGCGGCGGCGCAAGTGCAGTGGGTCAGTCTTACCCTAACGCAAATGGAGGCGACGGATTAGCTTCATCTATTACAGGAACTTCCGTAACTAGAGCAGGGGGGGGCGGCGGCGCTGGATATTCGACTGGTTATGGTACTGGCGGCTCTGGGGGTGGTGGCAATGGCGGATTAAATGGTACTGGTGGCGATGCTGGAACTGCTAACAGAGGTTCTGGCGGTGGTGGTGGCAGTACAAGCTACGCTTATGGCGGCAATGGCGGCTCTGGGGTTGTGATTATTTCTTATCCATCAACAAGCCCCGACCTTACATCAATTGGTGGCGGCTTAACTTACACCAAAACAACATCTGGTGGAAACACTATTTATACATTCACTGCTGGCACAGGAACAGTTACTGTTTAAAGGAAATTAACATGGCACATTACGCATTTTTAGATTCAAACAATGTTGTTACCGAAGTTATCGTTGGTAAAAACGAGGGCGAAGACGGCATTGATTGGGAGCAACACTACGGTGAATTCCGTGGTCAAACTTGCAAGCGCACAAGTTACAACACTTACGGCGGCGTTCATAACAACGGCGGCACACCTTACCGCAAAAACTATGCTGGTATTGGCTACACATACGATGCAGGACGCGATGCGTTTATACCGTCCAAGCCGTTTTCCTCTTGGGTGTTGAACGAGACAAGTTGTAATTGGGAAGCCCCAACGCCAATGCCAACTGAAGCAGGCAAGTTCTTTATTTGGGATGAGCCAACAACTTCATGGGTTGAGGTAACAAATGTCTAAGCAGTATCCGGGTGGTTTAATTACTAAGACCCCCGTAGTACCTAGCGGCCCGTATCAAACAAGTACGGCTTCAGGTGTATGGACGCTAGAAGAACAAGCTTACTGGACAAAGTTAGGCCAATGGCCCACGGCTGGCAATACTGCTTCACCAGTAGCTAATTTCTTAGTTATTGCGGGTGGTGGTTCTGGCGGCGATCAAAGTAATCGTGCAGGTGGTGGTGGCGGTGCTGGTGGTTACAGAACGTCTTATGGTACTTCTGGCGGTGGCGGAGCCGCTGAATCTCCATTCACATTTACACTTGCGGCTAACTACACGGTAACAATTGGCGCTGGCGGTGCATCAATCAGTACAGCTCGAAATGGAAATGTTGGTTCAAATTCAGTATTTAATACCATTACTTCTGCTGGCGGAGGTGCTGGCGGTGGTTATAGTGCTGCTGGAGGGGGGTCTAAAAATGGCGGTTCAGGCGGTGGAGCAGGCGGCTATGCTGGAGATGGTCAAAGTAATGTTCCGGGAACAGGAACAGCAAACCAAGGTTATGGTGGTGGATTAGGGGTAGATAGTTATGGCCCTGAAGCGACAGGTTTAGGTGGCGGCGGTGGCGGTGCTGGCGCAGTTGGGGGTAATGCAACAGGAACTTCTAGTGGCACGGGTGGTGCTGGTGGTACAGGTGTTGCATCAACCATCACAGGTACTTCCGTGTTCCGTGGCGGTGGTGGTGGCGGTTCTGTACTAAACGCCAATTCTGGCGGAAGTCAAACTCCCGGCGCTGGTGGTAATGGTGGTGGCGGTGCAGGCGGTCAAGATTCAACTCGTGGTTCACCAAATGGTACTGATGGAACTACAAACACAGGCGGCGGTGGCGGCGGTGCAGACCTTAACTGGGGTGGTATCAGCGGTGCTGGTGGCTCTGGTATTGTTATTCTTAGATACCCCAATTTTTACACCATCACAATTGGTTCTGGTTTAACAGGCACAACTACTACTGATGGTGCTGATAAAGTCACAACAATCACAGCAGGGACAGGTACTGTCTCTTGGGCGTAACAGCCATGTGGAACTGGACTGAAGCAATCATTGCGGCAGTCTGTGTCACGGCCTTTGTTATCTTTGGAACTTACATGATTGCATGGGGCTGGATGTGGTAAATGCGCTGGCTCCTCCTGCTACTGTTGCTGTTGGGGCTAGTTGGAGCCGTAGCCAAGAGTGGATGCCATGTGCGCGAGTTCTACGGGATTGGCTACACAGTCCACGATCCAACCGAACGGCACAAGCAAATGATGGCGTGGCTAGATCAGAACGCAGGTCATTGCAAGTCAACGGAATACGTAGTCATTTGGAACAATATGGCAGAGTGGGCCGGTACAGCCGACTCCACATGGCTGCGTAACAAAGTTGTTCATGGATACAAAGATGCACTTGAGCGTGAAAAGAAATGATCCCGCCCATACACAAGTGGTATCCAATGCTGGATGTCGCCGACTACCCGACTAAGACAGATGCGCTTGAACGCAGGACACAGCGGCTTGAAGAGGAATACAAGCAAGCCTTGAAGATGAAGAAGGTGAAGGACAAAATTGATGATCTTGAGTTTGAGTTGTACGTAAAGAAGGCAGAACGCAACCAACTTAGACTTGAGATTTTTACAAACCGCAAAGTGGACATACTTGTATGAACGAGAACCCAGACGTAGTAGGTAAATTGACGTACTCTGTAACCCTAATGGTAGCCGCTACCCTTTGCTTGTCTGTGCTGGGTATGGTGGTTGCGTTTCTGCTCGGCCTATGGGCCAAGGAAGTGGACAACGCAGAAATCTTCAGTATGCTCCACCCAGCTTTCCAAACCATCATCGGTGGCTTTATTGGCCTCTTAGCGGGGGTCAAGCTCTCGCACGGCGACAGCCATCACAAATGTAAACACTGCGGAGAATAACCATGCTTGATATTTTATCTGGGGGCTTGCTAGGCTCCATCTTTGGCGGCATCTTCCGTATGGCCCCCGAGGTGCTGAAGTTCTTTGACAAGAAGAATGAGCGCCAACATGAACTCAATATGTTTGCCCGTCAGTGCGAACTAGAAACGCTACGTGGCCAGCAGAAGTTAGCTGAGATTGGCGCTCAACGTGAAGCCGCTATTGACGTAGGTGTAATGGATGCGTTTAACAACGCCATCGTCCAACAAGCTGAAATGGTCAAGGCTGCGGGCGGTTGGGTGGCTAGTTTGTCAGCATCTGTCCGTCCAGTCGTGACTTACTGGGTGCTGTTTGTCTGGTCATTTATTCATGTATGGTTTGCATGGAACGCATGGCTTGCCGGTGCGCCAGCCGTAGAAGTGTTTAAAACCATGATGACTCCTGACTTCTCAGCCCTGCTGTCTGGAACAATTAACTATTGGTTCCTCGATAGAACTCTGAAGCAGCGTGGCATATGAACCTAGAGTTAGCCGCAGCCCTATGCCGTCAGTTTGAGGGCTACCGCGCCAAGCCCTACCTTTGTCCGGCTGGCGTGGCTACGATTGGCTATGGCTCTACCTACTACGCAGACAAGCGCAAGGTAACTTTGGAAGACCCGCCGATGGATGAACCCACGGCTAGGGCGCTTTTGATGATTGAGCTAGAACATACATACTTACCCGGAGTTCTGCGTAACTGCCCCGGCTTGATTACTGACGTTCGTAAGTGCAATGCAATCGTGGATTTTTGTTATAACTTGGGCACTGGGCGCTTGCAGACTTCCACGTTAAAGAGGAAAATCAATGCCAACGATTGGGAAGGGGCAAAAGAACAACTAATGCTCTGGACTAAAGGTGGCGGTAAGGTACTGCCGGGTCTGTTTAAACGCCGCACGGCTGAGTGCGCTTTGTTGGATTAACCGATGGCACTTAAGAAACTTGCATTGAAGCCGGGAGTGAACCGGGAAAATACTCGGTACACAAACGAAGGTGGCTGGTTTGAGTCCGAAAAGGTACGTTTTCGCCAAGGTACACCTGAGAAGCTAGGTGGCTGGGCACGTATTTCCGTGTCCACATTTTTGGGTGTATGCCGTTCATTGTGGAACTTCATTACTCTAGCCAATTTAAACCTACTGGGTATTGGTACTAACCTGAAGTTTTACCTTGAAAACGGTGGCAACTACTACGACATCACGCCTATCCGGTCTTCTGCGGTACTAAGTAACCCGTTTAAAACAACCAATACAAGCACCACCGTCACGGTAACGCACACGGCTCATGGTGCATCTAATGGTGACTTTGTTACCTACAGTAACGTAGCCACAGTGGGTGGGCTAGACCTAAACAACCAATATCAGCTTACCTTAGTTGATTCCAATTCATACACAATCACAGCGGCTACTGCGGCGACTTCAACTGTGGCGGCTGGCGGCGGTACAACAGTCAGTGCGGTCTACGAGATTAACGTAGGTTTGGCTTACGAAACCCCACTAACCGGCTGGGGTGCTGGTGCTTGGGGGGTGGGAACATGGGGTTATGGCGGTACATCTACTTCGGCTTTACGCCTGTGGAGCCAGTCTAACTTTGGTGAAGACTTAATTATTGGCTTCCGTGGTGGCCCAATCTATTACTGGGATGCCAACTTTGGTGTATCTCCAGCCACATTTACAGTGACTATTGCCAGCCCTGCGGTGGTAACTTCTACCATCAGCTTGTTGGAAAACACGCCGGTTATTATTACCAACTCGGGCTATCCATCTGCTTTACCTACAGGTCTGTCTGTGGGTACTACGTATTACGTTAAAGGCACTGGCGGCACAACATTTAACCTGTCATTGACCGCTGGCGGCGCAGCTATTAACACTTCTGGATCGCAGTCTGGTACGCATTACATCATGCCTAATGCCATCCCTGTCACATCTATGTATGGGGCTTCTGACGTTCCAACTATTCAGAATTACCTGTATGTATCTGATGTAAGCCGGTTTGTGTTTGCTATGGGTTGTAACGACTATGGTTCTAGCATCCAAGACCCCATGCTTATCCGCTGGTCAGATCAAGAATCAGTGGTCAACTGGACTCCAGCAGCCACAAATCAAGCTGGTAGTGTGCGGTTGTCCCACGGCTCAAGCATTATTACAGCTATCCAAACTCGTCAAGAGATTGTGGTTTGGTCTGATTCTGCTGTGTATTCTTTGCAATACATTGGTGCTCCCGTGGTTTGGTCTAGCCAATTGCTGGGTGACAACATCTCAATCCTCAGTCAAAACGCTGTAGCTCAAGCATCCGGTGTAATTTACTGGATGGGTGTGGATAAGTTCTATTCCTATGATGGTCGTATCAATACATTGAACTGTGACTTACGGAAGTTCATATACCAAGACATTAACCTGGGTCAAGCGCAGCAGGTATTTGCCAGCACCAATGAAGGTTTCAATGAGGTGTGGTTCTTCTATTGCTCGGCCAATAGCACAACAGTTGACCGCTATGTAGTCTATAACTATGTAGAAGCCAACCCAGCCGGTGGCAAAGGTATCTGGTACTATGGCACCATGGCTCGTACAGCATGGCTTGATTCCGGTCTAAGGGATTACCCCATATCTGCTAACGTGTTGGAAGTTTCTACCTCTACAAGTAACATCTTGAACCAGGAGTATGGTTTGGATAACAACGAGACTGGTACGCCAACAGGCATTGAGGCTTACATCTCCTCATGCGAGTTTGACATTGACGACGGTGACAAGTTTGGTTTTGTCTGGAGGATGTTGCCTGACTTGACATTCTCTGGCTCGGACGCTTCGCCTACGCCAGAAGTTACTTACACCTTGTACCCAATGCAAAACTCAGGTTCTGGTACGGGAACTCCTGTTGCTAAACCTGTAGATAAGTTAACCGGCGCTTCTTACACAGTGACTGAAGGCTTTACTGGCCAGATCAATACCCGTGTCCGTGGCCGTCAACTTATCCTGAAAGTTGGCTCTAGCAATCTAGGAACAGCATGGCAGTTGGGATCGACCCGTATTGACATTAGACCGGATGGAAGACGATGAGTTACGTCATTACTTCTGACTTTGATTTAAACAAAGTTGCCGCGCCTAACTTGCCGTTGGCTCCACGGGATTATGACGCTCAATACATTGACCAGTTAAACAATGTATTTCGTCTGTATTTCAACAGGCTGGATGCTCTGACGGGGCAGTTAATGGCTAATACGGTCATGCCCCCACTAACAAATTACACAGTGGCTACGCTACCTAGCGCAGCTACGTCAGGAAAAGGCGCGAGGTCTTTTGTAACCGATGCTTTGGCTCCAACATTTGGAGCAACCGTTGTGACTGGTGGGGCGGTGGCTGTGCCTGTATATTCCGATGGAACAAATTGGAAGGTCGGATAATGGGTATTTCCCAAGAACAAGTTAGCGCATGGTTTGATGCAAACCCCAATGCCACAGCAGACGATGTAGCGGCGGCTGTACAGTCTATTGGCGGGCTAAGCGCTAACGAGGGTTTGGCGGGCATGATTGCCAAACGGTACGCTATTGCCGAACCAGAGGTTACAAATTATTACAACGCATACACAGCCCCATCACCCGGTGGGATTGCTTCGTTAGTACCAACTGCTGCGCCAACACCAACTTACGTTGCGCCAACACCAACTTACGTTGCGCCAACTCCAGCAGCAGAGACTCCCGCCGAAGCTATTGCCCGTATTGCCCGAGAACAAGCAGAAGCCAAAAGAATTGCAGACGCAAACTTGGCTGCGTTACAGCCTCCCCCTGCGCCAACACCAATTCCTGTAGCAGCACCAACACCGGCATATGTTGCGCCAACTCCTGTTGTTGCTCCTACCCCCGCACCTGCTCCGTTTACACAAGCACAAGTTGATGATGCTCTGGCTACTTTGCTATCTACAGACGCTAATGCTAATAGAGATGATGTCATAGCAGTTGCCAGCACATACGGAATAACTGCGTCGCAAGTAAACACTGCTTATAACAACTTAGCAGCTCAAACGCCCGCACCTGCCCCTGCCACCATTTTTGCCCCTGCACCTGCTCCTACTCCAGCACCGGGTGGCATTGCTTCATTGCTGGCTCCTTCTCCAGCTCCGGTGGGTTGGCCGTCCATTATTTATGGAACTACGGGTACGGACGGTGATGTAGAAACTAGAACAACTACGTCAGATGGAACGCCTTTTTATCTGCACGACGCAAATGAGGGGGTCTACTACCAAAACCCAGCTACGATAGAGTCATATGCACCAATAACAGGCTCTGACGGCAAAAAATACTACGCAGTTTATGCCCCAGTATTTAGCTCCGGATTAGAGTGGAACGAAACGCCAATCACGGGCGTGTTAACTGAGGCGCAATACAACGCGCTAAGAGGCGCTAAAGGTCTTAGCGGGGCAATCATGTCTAATCCCTTAACTGGGATGGTGCTGAATGCTATGGGTCCCTACGGCCAAATTGTTAACGGGATTTACCAAGCAAGTCAGGGTAACGTAGCAGGCACGTTGCTTAGCGGGCTAAATGCAACAAGCGGGTTTGGATTTACCGACATTGCCGACATTCCAATTAGTACGCTTAAAAATACTGTATCCCTACTAAACTCCGTCGACAACAAAAATTGGATTGGCGCTTTTAACGCTGGTGCTAATTTGATGGGCGGTATACCAAGCGAATTTAAAACTGCTACTTCACTGGCTGGCGCTGCCGCTGCTTTGTCAAGAAATGACACTTCCGGATTTTTAAATGAACTTGGTAACTTAACTAACAGTAATGACCCCAAGATTGTTGCTGCTGCAATAGGCATGAAGAATGCTTTAGAGTCGGGGAACATTAACCAACTTCAAGCGGCGTTTAATGGGTTAAATACAGCGGTCAACAACGCTTCAAAGACATCAACCGCGGCTCCTACGCCGGTTGCATCTATTGATACTTTTCAAAGTGTTAATGATCTTCTTGCAAGTACGCTTGGCACTACGCTTCCCGGTGGATACACCGGTGACGCAAACGCAGATGTAGATCGCCTAATTGCTACGTTGGAAGGGAATGTGTCCCAACCAACAGCGGGCTACGCATTGCTCTCTACTGCCGCACAAAGCGGTGCTGGCGCAGTACTTAGACTAGCTGAGTCCCCTGTTGGCCAACAAGTTATACGCAATGCAGCTAACCAAAGTCAGTACGCGAGTACCCTAGTTCGGGATGCCTTGATTGCAACAGGCTTGTTTACAGCCGCGTCTATCCCCCGCTTCCTAATGGGTGAGGGTAATTTAGAGAAAACGACTACCGAAAATTCTGATTTGGTATCACAAATACCAACTGGCTATACGCCGTTTAGTCCTTCCCCTATTTCTATTGCGCCGTCCCCCTATGTTGCACCATCCCCCGTGCGGTCTGTGTCTCCATCGCCAGCAAACATAGACATCTTAGAACTGTTGACAAATTCGGGCCTAGAAGGTGATCCGTATAACACAGGTTTTGAGGACATTATTGGTTTTGAACCCCCAAAGGTTGACCCGCGTATTCTTCCTAAAACACCAACTGTTGCTCCTACGCCTGAAGTTGCACCAGCCCCTGCGCCAGATACAGTAGCTCCTTCGCCTGCGCCAGAAACTGCTCCTTCACCAGAAGTTGCACCAGCCCCTTCGCCAAACGGCCCAGTACGTCGTATTTTTGACCCTAAAGAGCCAACAACGTACCCTACACCAGAAGAAGACCCAGATTTTGATTGGCGTAATCCAAGTACGTGGCCTCCTTACAATCCTGCGCCTACTAAAGCTCCAGCGCCTGCACCCGATAAAGTAGCTCCTGCGCCTGCGCCTAGTCCAGATAAGACAGCTCCTGCACCGGCTCCTGCGCCTACAAAAGCACCGGCTCCTGCGCCAGATTTAGCGCCAGCTCCTGCACCAGATAAAGTGTCTCCTGCGCCTGCGCCAGACTTTGCGCCTTCACCAGATAAGGTAACACCGGCTCCTGCGCCTAGCCCAATTAAAATTGTGCCCGGTCCAGATACCGCTCCAGCTCCCGGTCCCGGTTTTGCTCCGTCACCTGATACGGTCCCTGCGCCTAGTCCAGATGAAATAGCTCCTACGCCTGCGCCTAGTCCAGATGAGACGACTCCTGCACCTAGTCCAGATAAGACAGCACCTGCGCCAGCCCCTGCACCTAGTCCAGATAAAGTAGCTCCTGCTCCTGCACCTAGTCCAGATAAGACAGCTCCAGCCCCTACGCCTGCGCCTAGTCCAGATGAGACGACTCCTGCACCTAGTCCAGATAAGACAGCACCTGCGCCAGCTCCCGCACCTAGTCCAGATAAGACAGCTCCAGCCCCTGCGCCTGCGCCAGCTCCCGATAAAGCGCCAGCTCCCGATAAAGCGCCAGCTCCCGCACCGGGTCCCGCTAAAGGGCCAGCTCCAGCTCCCGCACCGGGTCCCGCTAAAGGGCCAGCTCCCGCTCCCGCTCCGGGTCCCGCTCCAGCGCCAGCTCCCGCTCCCGCTCCGGCTCCCGCCCACGCTCCAGCTCCCGCA